GTAGCAGTTGTTGTTGAGGATTGTGTTAGTGCATCTGTGGTAGGTAGTGATGTATTAGTTGGGGTAGCTGTGTTGGGTACGTCATTGGCAGAGTCTCATAAGAAGTATCTCTCACGATTCTCAACAGCAATCATAGCACTCGACCCTGATGCCTTACCTAAGACATTATCGTTTGCAAAAGAATTGAGAGGTTACGTACAAGACATTAAAATAATTAGATTGACAGATGACTTAAAATATCGTAAGGAATCTGATATGGAAAAACTATTAACCCTAACCCCAAAGGAGTAATAACATGGAACTATCGTTAATAAGAAGTCTTATGGATAAAACATTCTATGATGACCACAGAGGAGCAAAGTGTCCTGATAGGTTATTCAGTAAGGATGTTCGTAAGATTAAACAGTCTCTCGACAAAGCTATGCATACATATGAGAGAACAGTAACACCTGATGAGATTGAAGCATTGTTTATGTCTAACAATCCATCAATGACTACTGCACAGAAGCAAGCATACTCTGCTCTGTTTGCTAACATCAAGAAGGAGCAACCACTTGGAACAGACATTGCACAGGAAGTACTATCTAAATTGTTTCAGCAAGTTGTTGGCGAGGACATTGCCAATCTTGGGTTTGACTATGTTAATGGTGCTAAATCCTCTCTTGAACCCCTTAGAAATCTTCTTGAGATGTATGGGGATGATTTTACACCTAACCTTAACATAGAATGGGATGACATTACTATTGAGACACTTCTAGCTAAGAATGACTTAGAAGCTAGATGGACATTCAACATACCTACTCTGACACGTAAGGTAGATGGTATCAACGCAGGTCACTTGATTGAGATAGGTGCTAGACCCAATACAGGTAAGACATCATTTCATGCATCGTTGATTGCAAGTCCAGGCGGTTTTGCACATCAAGGTGCTAAGTGTGTTATCCTATGTAACGAAGAAGGTTATCACAGAGTTGGTGCAAGATACTTGACGGCTGCCACAGGCATGACTGTTCACGATGTCAAGAATAATCCTAGTGAAGCACAGGCAAGATACAAGCCTGTCTTTGATAACATAAAGATACGTGATGCATCCGATAGAGATATGGCATGGGTCGAGAGTGTGTGTAAGGCATATCAACCTGACATACTAGTACTAGACATGGGAGATAAATTTGCAAGGACAGGTGGATTTGCTAGACAAGATGAAGCACTCAAAGCTAATGCTATACATGCTAGACAGATAGCTAAATCATACAACTGTGCAGTTCTTTACATGTCACAGCTATCTGCTGAAGCTGAAGGTAAGATTGTATTGAATCAATCCATGATGGAAGGCTCACGTACAGGTAAGGCTGCTGAAGCTGACTTGATGATACTGATAGCAAAGAACCCACAAGTAGAAGGACAAGACGAGGAAGATATACAGAGACATCTTAATGTAGTTAAAAATAAGTTATCAGGTTGGCATGGTTCAGTTCATTGCGAACTTGATTATAGGACAGCGAGGTATACAGCATGAAGCTGACGTTAGACGTAGAGAATACTGTCACACATAGGGGTGGCAAGCTACATCTAGACCCATTCGAGGAGAATAACAAACTCGTTATGGTTGGATGTTTGACTGATACAGGCAAGGAGTATTTGTTTAGAGATGACTTCACAGGTGTGCAGGAATTACTAGACGAAGCTACAATCTTGATTGGTCACAACATTGTTCATGACCTATTGTGGTTGTGGGAATGTGGATTCAAATATGATGGTCCTGTCTTTGATACAATGCTTGGTGAATACATCTTGCAACGTGGACAGAAAGAACCGTTATCACTAGAAGCATGTGCTATCAGGCATGACTTAGACACTAAGAAACAAGATACAATGAAAGAGTACTTTAAGAACAATGTATCTGTGGATGAGATACCACCACAAGAGTTATCTGATTATCTGTCTGCTGACTTGAAAGCTACACAACAGTTAAGTGATTCTATCTACAGAAGATTGAACACAGTAGAGAATGCTAGTCTGATGGAGACTGTTATCTTTACTAACCAAGTAGCTATCTCACTAGCTAAGATATATCAACGTGGTTTTACAGTTGACAAGAATGCCTTAGATTCAGTACGTGTTCAATTTGAACAAGAGAAACAAGATATAGAAAGGAGACTAAACAAACAAGTAAAAGAACTCATGGGTGATACACCTATAAACTTAAACAGTCCTGAACAGATGTCGTGGGTCATATATAGTAGAAAGCCTATTGACAAATCTTTGTGGGCAAACGACTTTACACCATACATGGATGTGACAGATTACAGGAAGATGGTAGCTAGTAAGTCTAACATTGTTTACAAAACAAAAGCAGAACAATGTACTGAATGCTCAGGAGCAGGACACATTAGAAAGGTAAGGAAAGATGGAACACCTTTTGCTAGACCTACCAAATGTAGTGCTTGTGACTCTAGTGGCTACCTATTTGTGCCTGACAAGCATGTGGTAGGTGGACTCAAGTTTAATGCACCTAATGCTAAGTGGGTTAGTGCCAATGGTTTTAGTGTCAACAAGACTAATCTAGGTACGTTATATACAATGGCTAAACATAAGAATATGACTAATGCTATGAACTTCTTGTCAGACTTACAGAGACTATCAGCATTAGATACTTACTTATCTTCTTTTGTTGAAGGCATACAAACACACATCAAGCCTGATGGCAAGTTGCATGTAAGACTACTACAACATAGAACTGCTACAGGCAGGTTTAGTGGAGCAGACCCTAACATGCAGAACATGCCTAGAGGTGGTACGTTTCCTGTAAAGAAGGTATTCGTATCACGTTGGAAGGGTGGCAAGATACTTGAAGCTGACTTTGCACAACTAGAGTTTAGAGCAGCTGCATTTTTATCACAAGACCAAACTGCAATGAAGGAGATAGAAGATGGATTTGATGTTCACAGTTATACTGCTCGTGTTATTAGTGATGCTGGTGAAAAGACTTCTAGGCAAGAAGCGAAAGCACATACCTTTGCACCACTCTACGGAGCAACGGGATTTGGCAGGACACCTTCTCAGGCTACATATTATAAACACTTCACAGACAAGTACAAAGGAATCGCATTATGGCACACCCGATTGGCTAAGGAAGTTATGAATACAGGTAAGATAAGGATACCTTCAGGTCGAGAGTTTGCCTTCCCTGATGCCAAGAGATACTCAAGCGGTAAGATAACACACTTCACGCAGGTTAAGAATTATCCTGTACAAAGTTTTGCTACTGCCGATATAGTTCCTCTTGTGCTGATGCACATAGATAAGCTAATGTCTTCATTACAATCTTGTGTTGTTAATAGTGTACATGATTCCATAGTGATTGATGTCCACCCCGATGAAGAGCATCAAGTATTGTCTGTCTTAAAGTCAGCTAATGAACAACTACTAAGTGTTATCAATACTAAGTTTAATATAGATTTTAATGTGCCATTATTATTAGAAGCAAAAATAGGTAATAATTGGCTTGACACCAAAGACGTTTTGTGATATAACAATAAAACTTTCATAAAGGAGAAAATATAAATGAGTGATTTAGTAACTATTGATACTTCCAATTATGCCGCAATGGCAAAGGCTATGGGCATAGCAGGAGAGAACACTTCTACAGATAAGAAGTCCAATACTCTGCCAAGGTTAAAGATAAACCATTCACCTATTATGGGTGAAGCAGAAGTACAAGGCAAGTCTATGAATGTAGAAGTTGTGCAAGGTGGCACATATAAGTTGGATATACCTGACGATAAGGCTGTATATTCATCTTCAGCTACCATAAGACCTTTCATACAGAGATTTATGTACAAAAGGTTTGTTAAGAACATGAATGCGAAGCCTGGTGAGCCTATGGGCACGTATCATAAAACTCTTATGGCAGATAATCTCAATATAGACCTAAAAGATAATCAAGGTGGGTTTAATTGTGGTAAGCCATCAGGGTATATTCAAGACTTCAAATCATTACCTGAGAAGACACAGGAGCTTATTAAGCAGATAAAAAGGGTTCGTGTTGTATTTGGTTTAGTTGACTTAGTTAATCCTGTTGATGAAAAGGGTAATGGAGTTGAGATAGACAGTCAACCATTTATATGGGAGATTGATAATAGGGATGCCTTCAAGATAATGGCTATGCCTTTTACTAAACTATCTCAAATGAAGAGACTACCTGTTCAGCATAATGTGACACTTGGTACAGAGGAGAGAAAGTTACCAAATGGTAATTGTTTTTATCTTCCTACTGCAAGTTTAGATATGTCTAAAACCATTGACTTATCTAACACAGACCAAGAAATGTTTGCTAACTTTCTAGCTTGGGTCGAAAACTACAACAGTTATATTATCAGTGAATGGGATTCTAAGGCGAATCACCACGATGAAGAGGACAACTCTGTAGTCAATGACTTCATAGATATCGAAGAAGAGGTAGCCTAATGCAACACCGTGGCGAATTGGCGATTAGTCAGTACTTAGAGAATGCTTCTAAGGGCTTGACATCAATGAGTGATGAGACTATTAATCGTGTAGGCGAAGAAATAAAGCAAGCACTCAAACGTCAGTTTGCAGGTGGTAATAAGCGAGATGGGTTTAAGTTGCGTATGTCTAATATTGGCAGACCTTCCTGTCAGTTATGGTTTGAGAAGAACAAGCCTGAGACTGCGTTACCTAGACCCACTACGTTTGTTATGAACATGATGATTGGTGATATAGTTGAGTCTGTATTCAAGGCATTACTAACTGAAGCTAATGTGTCTTACAAAGATAGTGATACTGTAGCCCTTGACATTGACGAAAAAACTACTATATCAGGTTCATACGATTTAGTTGTTGATGGTGCAGTTGATGATATTAAGTCTGCATCTGATTGGTCTTACAAGTATAAGTTTGATTCATATGAATCGTTAGCATCAGGAGATAGCTTTGGTTATGTCGGACAGCTTGCAGGTTATGCAAAAGCATCAGGCTACAAAGCAGGTGGTTGGTGGGTTGTAAACAAAGCCAATGGTCAGTTTAAATACGTTCCTGCTAATATTGATATGGATAAAGAACTTGACAAAGTAAGGAATACTCTTAAGGCAGTTGAATCGGAAAAGCTAGTACGGTGCTTTGAACCTGAACCTGAAACCTTTAGGGGTAAACCTACAGGTAATATGGTTCTAAATAAAAACTGTACATTTTGTTCATATAGACAATCTTGTTGGGAAACTCTTAGAGAATTACCTGCACAGATGTCTCAGGCTAAAGAACCTAAGATGGTTCAATATGTTAAAATGAAAGGAGAATAACATGAGTAAGTCAATAGATGAACTAAAAGCTAACATTGAAGAAATGGAAAAGCAACTAGCAGAAGCTAAGAAAGAATATCGTGAACTACGTACAGCAGGTTTGCGAGATGCTATGGAAGCTAGAAAAGCAGCTGATGAAGCAGTCAAAGAAGAACTAAAGAACTTAGGGTATACAAATACTTATTCGTATAGTAATCCATTTATTTCTTGGCGAAACTTCTAGGTGTCTCCTCATAAGATAAGAAGAGATGCTATAAAGCATGGGTATAGGAGTGGGTTAGAGCATACTATCTCACTCTACCTAACTAAGTTGAAACATAACTACGATTATGAATCAATCAAGATAGAGTGGGAAGACCTAGCCTATCGCACCTATACCCCTGACTTTATATTAAACAATGGAATTATAATAGAAACTAAAGGAAGGTTTCTAGCTATAGATAGAAGAAAACATTTAGCTATACAAAAGCAACATCCAAACTTAGATATCAGATTTGTATTCACTAATAGCAGAAGTAAACTAAGAAAAGGTGCTAAATCTACTTATGGTCAATGGTGCGACAAACATGGTTTTAGATACTACGACAGGATAATACCTGAAGATTGGCTTAAAGAAAAAGGCAAAAACAAACATCCCAAATTTATTAAGTTTGCAGGGAATAAAGTTAGGAGAATCAAATGAAGAACATACTAAGTAAAATAAAACCAGAAGATTTTGTAATAGGCATCAGACCTGACATGGATGAGAATAACGTATGGACAGGAGAGATTCATATGAGTATTGTAACAGATAAAAATAATCCCCTAGATGATGATGACTACTACTCACTTCTTGCTTTCTGCAAAGTCATTTGTTCATCTGTTCCTGCTATGGAAGAAGATGATTACATAAGAAAGAAATTAGAAGATAAGGCTATTGAGTTTGACGAGTATACAGATGCACCCCAAAAGAAAAAAGGAAAAGTTGTTGACAAACAGGGCAATGTTGTGGTATTGTCCTTTGATGCAGAGACTAAAGGCAATGCATAATGTTAAGGCATATGGAGTATATGAAACGAATGGCAAGTAAATTAGATAACGAAGAAGACACAGTTAAGTATTTAAGTGGTTCTAAAAAGGAAGATATGGTTAATCACCCTGCTCATTATAATAAAGCAGGTATAGAAACAATTGATGCAATTGGAGCAGCTACCAATGAAGGCTTTAAGTATTACTTACAAGGTAATATATTAAAGTACATATGGAGATACGAATATAAAAATGGTGTTGAAGACTTAGAAAAAGCACAGTGGTATCTCAAAAAACTTATAGAGGTAACCAATGATAAGAGTTAAAATTATGCTTACTCTACAAGTAGACCCTGAAGACTATCCCATACCTTCTGATGGAGATGTCACTGAAGACTTTGAGGACTACATGCATGAGTTGTTTCACGATTTAGAAGGTGTCAAAGTTAAGAACATGAAAATATTAATGGAGTAGAAAATGTTAAATAATTATTTACCAACAGATTATCAAAACTTCATAGCACTGTCTCGCTATGCAAGGTGGAAAGAAGATGAGCAACGAAGAGAGAATTGGGGAGAAACTGTAGATAGATACTTTGACTACATGGAAAATCATCTCAAGAAGAAGCATAACTATAATCTAACAAAAGCATTGAAAGACAAGATATCTGCACAGATAATGAATCTAGGTATCATGCCTAGCATGAGAGCCTTGATGACTGCAGGTCCTGCATTAGATAGATGCCACGTGGGTGGATACAATAGTAGCTATATACCTGTAGATAGCCCACGTAGTTTTGATGAATGCATGTATATACTTATGTGTGGTACAGGCGTAGGTTTCTCTGTTGAACGTGAGAATGTTGACAAGCTACCCATTGTCAATGAGCATTTCGAGAACAGCACTACTTTTCTC